ACATTTTAACTTTAATCAAAGTGTTGGTATCGGAACTGATGATGTAAGTCCTGACAGACTCAGAGTAGTTAAAGATGGACTTAATCAAATATTACAACGTTGGGGAGGTTATCTAGGTTCAACTGCTGGTCAGAGATTTATGGAGTTATATACTCCAGCAACTGACAATATGAATGATTACTTCAGATTTCAAACAGGTAATTCAATTAAATTTAGAATTGATACTAAAAATGCATTATGTATTAATTCAGCTGGTTTAATTGGTATCGGAACTGATACTCCATCTCATGAGTTAGATATCGAATCATCTTCACCAGTTATCGAAATGAAAGATAACGATGCAGGTGACTCAAGATTTCAAATTGCACAGAGTGGTTCTCAAACATATCTTGATATGGATGTGGGAAATCTTGGATCCTCATCTTTGAGATTCAGATTTGCAGGTCAAGAAAAAGTTCGTTTTACAAATACTGGAAGAGTCGGTATCGGAACTGATAATCCAGGTCATGAACTTGATATATGGAGTAGTTCTCCAGCAATTAGATTAGTAGATAACGATCCATACGAAACAGGAGCATATGGACAAATTGGACAATCTGGAAATGTACTTCAAATTTTAGCAGATAGTGGTAATACGAGTGGTCACGGAAGTGTATTTTTCTATTCTTACAATGATAATGATTCATTCAATACATATCGAATCTCAGATAACGTACACCAATGGTACATAAGTGGTCAAGAGAAGGCACGTCTTCATAGTAATGGTAATCTTGGTATCGGAACACTTACTCCAGGATCAAAACTTGAAGTTTTAGGAAACATTGAAAAAAAAGATACAAATGGTTTGCAGAATTTTTTCGTATCTGATACTTCATTTAAATTTTCTCAAAGTGCCTCTAATTGGAGTAACATGGATTATACATCCACTCCAATACTTGCTTGGGATTACAAATCTGGGCCTGGTGATTTGTTCTACATTGGATCTGGTGGTAACACCGCAATTGCTGATCAAATGGCAATCGTGGTTTCCGATGGTCATGGATTTAAAGTTGGAAAATCGGGATATGATGGAAGCGACTTTGATATATCTTCATCTAATGAGTTTTTCCGTGTCTCAACAGGTGGAAAAGTAACCATTAATTGTACTGCCATTAGTGCTGGTGGTGCTAATCCACAACTTTCAGTAGAATCTGAAACTGGTAGCAATATTGGTATAATTCAAGTTCATGCTGGTGGTGGTGAAACAAATGGAGATTTATCAGGTATTGCTTTTTCTCATGGTGTTGATGGTACAGTCGCAAGACCAAAAGCAGCAATCGCTTTAAATGCAATTGCAAGTTATGGTAAAGGTGAATTGTGTTTTTATGTAGATAATACTAATGATAATAATTCAGTTTCAAGTGCAGATGAAAAACTTCGCATCAAACGAACTGGAGGTATAACTTTTAATGGAGATACCGCAGATGACAACGCACTTGACGATTATGAAGAAGGCTCTTACACACCAACTGCAACAACTGGTGCGGGTGGTAATATAACTGGCACTACCAGTTTTACCTTGCGTTATGTAAAAATTGGTAGATCAGTCCAAATATTTGGTAGACTTCACTTTGCCACTAGTGCCAGTGATCTTTCTTCACTCGAACTTAGTTTACCTTTTGCTAATGATAGTGGTAATAAAAATGATACTAGTAATTGTATGCACGTGATTAGAGGTAGTGGTGGTATTCCTGCAGCAGGAATTAGAATTTTTAGAGTAGAGGGATCTGGTACTACCATGAGAATGCAGAACGCAAATGGTCAGAATTATGGTAATCTTGGCACCACGTCTCCACACATTAATGTTAATTTTAGTTATTTTTCTGCATAATAAATAATAATGCCTAAATCAGTTTAGTTCGGAGGACTTCCCTAATGGCACTTACAGAATCAATTGAATACGATAAGATAGAAATCGTTACAGAATATAGACACGTTCAAGTCAGAAAAGCTACAGTCATCAAAAAAGATGGTGTAGAACTCACAAGATCTTTTGAAAGATATGTTCTTGATTGCGGAACTCTAGATTCTTCAGATAATTTCGTGGATAATCCATTATCAAAAGAATCTGATGGAACAACAGATATACCTGATGATGTCAAAGCTGTTTGTAATGCTGTCTGGACAACTAGTGTCAAAAACGCATGGAAGGCAAAGTTAATCGCTGAAAAGTAATCAAAAATGGCATTATACGACGACGCAGCAGGAAGACCAATACAAAAAGTTTTTAATCGAATTGGTATTCGAAGAGATCAAAACTTTGCAGACCTATCAAGTCCAACTACTGGTTTGGGTAATTTAATTGACACATTAGTTGATGATGATGAAAATACTTTTATAGCAGAAGATTTAGGAGTTATTAACAATATTTTTTCAAGAGGATTAACAAATAGTAATTACTTAAGTGTTGCTGGAAGTGCATTAAGATTTGTTAGTCCCGATGGAACAAGAGAGGATTATTTTGACCCTCGAATTACATATCAAAATCGTTTAGATAAAATAAAAGTTTTTTCAGGGGAACCAAGACTTGCTGGTGGTAATGGATTAACAGCAAAATACTATCAAAATGATCAAATAAATTTTGATGAGCATGATGACCTTGCTGGTATTGGAACTGGATTCGAATATAACATAAATCCAAACTTTCCTGCTGGTATTGCAACTGCAACGCCTTCGGGAGATATTTTTACAGGAATTACAACTTTAGGTAATTTACCAGATGATAATTTTTGGGAGGAAGGTGATTTTTCATATACAACAAAAATTCATCCACAATCAGTTAAAAGTAATACAGGTGTAAAATGGGAGGGATACTTTACTCCAAGTATTACTGGCCCAGTAGAGTTTCAAATTAGTTCCACTGGATATTTCACATTTGATTTTAATCAGGAAGGATATGCAGAAAACCAAAGTAGCAATGAAACAAACGCATCAAAAAATAGACCTGTTGGTGCTGGACAAACTTATACAAATTATGCAAGAGTTGGTGTTTCCACCTCATTTCAAGTAAATTCATCTGGTGCTGGAAATGTTATCACAGTAAATACTGCAGATGTTGGAAAATTAAACACGATTGGTCATAACATGACTGTGACTGGATCAAACATTGTGTCTGGAGCAGAAATAGCAGTTATCAGTAGAGAAAGTGATCCACCAACTATCACATTAACCTCTGACGCTGACGATTCGGTCACAGGATCATTTACCAATCAAACAGTAACATTTTCTAGAGATTTAAATGATTCTGTGAGTGTTGTTAGTGAATTCAATACTCATGTATTAGAGGCATACAAAAGATATCGAATTAGAATTAGATACTTTCATCACAAAAATTTTGACTCTAAAGATATAATTCAATCAATTAACATTAATCATAGACAAAGGAATGAACCATTCACCAATGATTTAAGATATACTCGATTATTTTCTTTAGATTATAATTTTACAAATGCTGTGAAAGGTGATTTTAATAAGTACAATGATCAATCTGTTCTTTTTGGTGGAACGGATACTGAAGGAATTGGTTCAAGAACTGATCAGAGTGGTCTAGGTTACTCAAAAATAAGCACAAGTAATAAAGTAGACATCAAATATCAACCAAAACAAGAATTAGGAGATGGAACAAATATATTCACAGGAATCACCAGAAGTGAAATAAGTGTCCAAAAAGTAGCTGGTTCTCAAATATTAGAAACAGGTAGTAGTTTGACAACTAATATTGAAGTTGGTAATTATATTATTGGAGAACAAAGTACCACTAATGCGAGTGTTTCATTTTTTGCTAGAGTTTCTGATTTATTAGAAAATGAATTTATTGTTATGGATAGACCTGCATTAGCAGGTAGCAATCATACAGAAACAATTAGATTTATTGATCATCGTGGTTTTATAAGAAGAGTTCGTGTTAATAATTCAAGTGGTACTACAATTACAAGTTCTGTATCATCAAATCCATTTAGAGGAACTCAAAGTGCTAATCCTGATATGACAACAATACACAAAGATGTTCAGGTAGGTATGATTGCAATTGGTGCTGGTATTCCTGCTTTTACAAGAGTAACTGCAATAAACTCTCAAACATCATTAACATTAAGTGCGTCTGTCAGTGTAAGTGCAAATCAGGATGTGTTCTTTTATGATTCCAAAGGATTAAGAGATAATAGTCTACAAAACTTCTGTGACCGTATTGACACTTCTCCAACTGTTAGATGTTTAATTTCAAATGTATCAAGCACCCTTCTTGCAGGAACAACTGTAATTACTGTTGATGATGTAAAAAATGTTGGTGTTGGTTGGGAACTTCAAGGATCATATTTTGGTCAGAATGGTATTACAGTTAGTGCTGTGAATTCTGGTACAAATCAGATAACTTTAAATTCTGGCATCGAAAGAAGTCTTCCTGATAATGCACAGTTTACAGCAGTAGAATCTACTAAAAGCACTGGTGATTACACATTATGTTGCCCACCAACAGATACTTCACCACCATTTGATGCAAGTGAACAGGGATTAGATACCATCCCAACACATAAAGATCTAGGAATTGAAAGTGGTAACTTAAAATTTGATTCTTTAGTCCTACAAGATGATGAAGCTTCAAACAATGCAACTGATTTAACAGTATCACAAGGAACTGATGTCAATAGAACAATCGATATTAAAACTCCATCAGGAACTTTTAAAATATTAGCAACAACTTAAAAAAGGTTTTGAGTCAAATTTTTGCCGAAATTTTTTTTCCAACTTTTTTGGATTTAAAAGTCAATTTTGGTTTAGGTATCAGATAAAAGTAAATAATATGTCTCTTGGTTTCCATTCTCATCCTGAACTTTGATTGGTAACTTATGTGTGAAGTTTCCACCTGATAACGAACTATCTGCACTTTGGCCAGATACAGTTGATACATCACTAGCAATTCCTTCAATCACCATTGATCCATCTTGACTATTATTTAAAATAGATCCATCAAGAAAAGCTAACTCACTAATTGATACTTCCTCTGATGATGTGTTTAATTCTGTTCCAACTTTACTCCACGGATTATTATCACTTGAGAATGCACGAGTATTTCCAATATAAATGCCAGGTGCATACTGACTATCAACACCTTCAGTTGAGTTAGTAATATGATTAGCAGGATCATTTAGAACAACATTTCCTTCAAATTTAATTTCATCAGAAACAGAAACCTCTTGATCTCCTCTATATTTTTTTCCAGTAAAATATTCAGCACTTTCGGTATTAGTTTGTGCACTATCAAAACTTTCATTGATAGTTAAACCCTCCAAAAATGAAAAATCATCACCCTCATTATCAGTATCTTGATAATCTGGTTCAATATAATTAATTAAATTCTGTTGCTGAACTGCATCATTTCGAACAAATGAAAAATTATCATTAGATGCAGTTGAATTTCCTCCTATTGAAATTGCACTTCCTCCTGAAGTGCCTGATAATTTAAATCTATTTACCGCATTTGAATCAGTTACATAGTAGGTTGTGTCTTGATCAAATGTTTTACCGTCTATAGTGACATTGGTGCTCACTCCAACCAGATCACCATCTGTGAAAGTAAATATATTTTGAGGTTTAAGAATAAATTGAACTGAACTTATATTCATGCCAAATTCAGTATAATTAATCAATTCGTTAGTCAAAGTAAGTTGTGTTGAATCAGGAGTTACAGTCTGAACTGTGTATTGACCATTTAAGGAAACAGCAGAGGATACTCCAGTTATACCTTTAAGTTCAACGAGATATCCTACTTTTACCTCATAGGGTTCTGCTAAATCAATCGTGATAACACTATTTCCAGTTCCTTGTTGTGATGAAAAAAGACTACTGATTCCTATTCGTCGATCAGATGCAAATGAAAAGAAACCTTGTGCATCAACTGTGTTAAAACCAACCTTTGATGTGTTTCTTAAATTATTTTGAAGTAATCTTATGTCAGCCGCAGCACCTGCACCTGCAAGGTTATCAAACGCTGCACCATCATCAGGAGTTTCTTCTAAATTAAGATCTCTTCGATATCCTTGATTGTTTATAACTGGCATGAGATTATCCCTATTTTAATTATAGATTTGATTGAATTCCACCAGGTGAGATTCCTATATCCCAACCATTATTTGAAAGTATCTTCGCAGCATCCATACCAGGCCCAAAAGGAGTTGGAATTACATTGCCACTTTGACTTTTTAAATTAATTGTAACTCCTCCACGTTTAACTGCCTGCCAATTTGCTAATAAATCTTCTAGTAATGTATTTAGTGCTGACTGACTTAAATTATTAAATGATATATCTAAGTATCTAATTCTATAAAGTTTCTTAAATGCTCCACTTGTATATCCAGTAAAATTATTACGATGTAATGTCAATGTTCTCAAATTAGTACACCCAGAAAAATCTGGTATTGATCCAACAAGTTGATTATTATTCATTTGGAATTTCTGTAAAGCAGGTAACAATCCTGGTTCAGAGAGACTAGTTAACTGATTATTTTGAAGGTATATATTACGAAGACTATTTAAATTTTCATAAATAGGAATTATTCCATCAAGTTGGTTATAAGATAAATCAACATGACGAATCGATGGATTTGCAGCAAAGTTAGGAGGAGATCCATCGAACGCATTTCGATTTGCAACTACAGTATGCAACTTTGTATTAGTATTAAACAAAGAAGTTATACCACCACTAGTTCTACCGTAAGAATAATATCTAAAATGTTCAAGATTTGGATTTTTTATAAATGCACTTGGTTCTATTCCTTTTCCTGATAATAATTTATTTGACAATATATAAAGATTTTTAAGTTCTGGTGCATCTTCAAATGTATTCGCATAAATTACAAAGTCTTGATCTGCATCTGCAGTTTGTGGTTTTCCACCTTTAATATTTGTGTATCTCAAATCCAGATGATTTAATACGGGATTTGTAAATTTACTAGGGAAATTTATTTGTCCTAAAGGTGTTCGATAAAAATTAACCCTCTCTAAAGAGTTACAATTATTAAATAAATAAGTACCAGTACTATTATTAACTAGTTGATCTTCTGATCCACGGTTAATAACACAATTGTATGTTTTAAGACTAGTGCAATTTTCTAAATTTGATGGTATTCCAAGAGCAGTTCCACCATAATTTATATTTTCAATTGTAGGTGGATCACCACCTTGTGAATTTGCACTCTCCAATGCAGTCACTACATTACCAATAGAGTTTAGTGAATCTGCATCATTTAAAAACCTATTACCGTAACAATTAAGATCAACTAATTTTGGAAGCATTTTGAAACTAAATGATCCTTTTTCATATGTTATTGTAGTTCCTTCGGAATCGTCTGCAGTTCCATTAGGACTTGGTATTGCATTCAAGTCAACACTTCGAAAACCATTTCTTTGAATATCGTAATTAACAACTCCTATTGGAGCATCTGGGCAAAATGCTTGAGAACCAGCATCATTTCCAGTTGTAAGAGCACCATTTAATCTAACTTGAGTATTTGCTGATGTACTATTTCTACTATCTGGGAGTAATACTTGACCACCACCCCCTCTATTAAGGCTAAGAGTTGTTAAATTTGGAAGTCGTGCAGAAAAAATATTTCTTTCAATTGATCCAGGAAATGTTCCACCTGCTTCCAAACTCGAAAGACTAGTTGGAATTTTTAATAAAACATTCTTATTGAAATTTCTTTCAGTTTGTACATCACTTAAATATAATGGATTTCTTCTTAATCTTAAACTAGCAAGCTGTGGTGCTATAAATGTAAAATTAGGAAGTGTTTTGATATTATTAAAATTAAAATTTAAAAGAGTGCATGCTGATAATTTTGTTGGTGGTAACTCTGAAATTGATGCAGATTGAATTGTAATGCCTGTAATTTCATTTGGATTTTTATATACTTTAATAAATCTTTCTCTTGAGACTGGTGATCTAAATCTAATCGAAGAAGTTGTAGAACCTCTATTTTTATAATTGGTAAATAGATTTGCGTTTGCAGTTTCAACTATTTTCCAACTTACTCTTGGATTATTATTATTGACTGTGACACTAGCATTTAAGTTTCTAAAAAATCCTTTAAAAACTAAAGGTATTCCTTTCATTGCGTACAATCTTATAATTTGACCATTAATTTTACATTTAATTCTTGACGTAGGAACTTCAGAGGGAAATTCAACTGGTTCTGGAACAATAGATGTTTGTAATCTTGGTTGTCCTGCTGGGCCAGGAATAACATTTCCTTCAGAATCTGTCTGTACAGCAGAGGTACTAGACGCATTGCCTTTTGCCTGAGTTGCAGTTGATTGTGTTCCAAAGACTAATTTACCATCTGTTACAATACCGACTCTTGCACCAAAAGAAATTCTTGCTAATTTTTGCGTATCTAAATTTTGATTATTTGCTCTAGGATCTGAAGAACTCCATGCACTTACTCGTGATGTTGATATATCTGCGATTTTTACTTTATTACCATCATCGAAATCAATATAACGATAACGAATCGCACTTCCACTTATCGATCCATTAAGATTCAAATTACCAAACAAAGTTTGATCAGTTCCAGCACGTTTTTCTAAAATATCAGTGAAAGCACTACTTTCTCTTTCAAAACGATCTAAAGTTTTATATAAAGGAACATTCAAACGAGAAAAACTAATCCAATCGAAACGAGACATACCTTCATTGACTGCACCTCTAATTATCTCTAAGTCAAGAGGATTTATTCCAATATTTTGTAAAGCAGTATTCTTTTCTCTTACGTCAGATAATCTGCTGAGAACATTTAGACCAAATAATTTAGGATTCGTGAGTGCCATTACTGTTCTTTGAAATTTAAACTACTTTGAATGAATTTATCAGTGCTACCTGATAAAGATTTTGCGGTGATAAAAGTTGCCTCGATGTTATTGTTATCTGGTGTAATTACATTTCTGTCCACACCAAAAACTTTAGTCATGTCAACTTCTTTGGTTTGATCTTGACCAATATAAAAAATATCTTTTGTAACTGATTCTCTTAAGACTCTCAAATTCTGTAAATCAACAGTTGCAGAAGATAATCTATCTATGGGTACAAAATTAGGTGGAGGTATTTGTGTGTTTGATCCATCACCACCTACTATATCAATAGTTCCGTTTGAATTTTCTGTAATAGCTAATTTTGGTGATGTGGTTTTTTGGAAATTACCAGATATTTCTGTTACCATAATATTATTTATTTTTGAGTTGTCTCTTAATTTACCAACAAGATATAAAGGATAAACAGCATAAGTAAAGAGTTTTGTCTTAATTTGATTTAATTTATTTCCTGTTAATTTAACTGTTCTACCAATAAGTTCAAGACCTGATTTATTACCAGGAAATAATTGACCTCCACTAGTTCTGATTCTGATATATTGAATATCAGTTCCTCCAAAATACGCAGCATTGTTAGTCGAAGTGGGAGTTGATTCGTCAAATACTGCGGTTGTTGCATTAATTGATCCGTCAGTATTTTGAAAAACAACCTGACCGTTTAACCAATCGGTGATACCACCACCAAAAGTTCCTTGTACAATTAAATACTCATGAGGTTGAGTACTAGTGGTGCCATCAGGAACATTGGTAGTCGGAGCAAGATACAATACATCTATGGCTATATCGCTTTTTTCACCAACTTCAATCTCTACTGTCGAACAAACTCCTCCAGATTCTTGACCATCTGGATTTGGAACTAAGGGAATTCGAACATCCTCTGCCATTCTAACTCTGTATTCAGAAGGAGACCAACGTTCATTAACCTCAACACCATCCTCATTCATTCCTCCCCATGTATGTGTGCTTTCCCCAAATAATATATTTTGATTTGGTAAAATAGTTGTTGTCATTCCACTTGTTGCTGGAACTGGAGATATTCCACCAGCTTCTGTGTAATCCATCCAACTTAAGACATCAGCATCCCATCCAACTAAATCACTTCCACTTATGGTTGGTTCTCTGTCAGTCACACCAATTAAAAAGTCCGACCAATGAGTGTTTTGAGATGATAATGCTCCATCTTTCGGTCTAGGATTTAGGAATTGAATTTTTATTTTTGATCCAGATAATTTTTGCTTTGAAGCAAAATGAACATCATTGTAACTACTCAAACGAACCTTATGTGGATATGTTCCATCAACTGGAGGAGTTGAAGATGGATTAGAAATTTTAATCGTGGTTGTAATTCCTGCTTGAGCATAATCTTTGACCAGAGAACCACCAATTCTTCTTCCACCTGAAGTTTCATCTGTGTTTGTGTTATAGTTTGGATATCCGTCTAATCCAGGCCCCCAACCGTATATGTTTACTGAAGAATAATAATCTTTTCCGAAATGTGTTTCTTCGGGATCTCCAACCAGTGAGTGAACATATGCATTAAAAATTGATGGTGCAATTAATTTAGAACCAATATCATCAGTAGTAAAACTTGCTCCAATACCAGAAACTGTATTTGATTGTATAAATTCTAAATCAACCTCTCTTCCACTTATAGTTGATCCAACACCAGGAGTAATTACATGTGCATGTCCTTTACATCCAACACATGTCTTAACCTTAACTTCAGTTAATGCATTTGTTGTCATGTTAAATTTAGTTGGAAGAATTAATTTTCTATTTGCAATTTCAACTGTTCTCTCTGTAGCACCAGCTCCAGTTACACTAGTAAATATGTCTTTAGGTCTTATTCCAAATACAGTTGTTTCATTTGCAGCGTTAATTTGTTTTGGATTTAAACCCGTGCTTACGGAATAAATTTGAGATGTTCCCTCATCACCTCCATCGATGTAATATGAAGCACCATACTTATATAAAAATTGTGGTTGTGTTATTCTTGAATTGTTAAAACAATTTAGAGTATATTTAAATCTAAAATATGAATCTTCCAAACATGGGCCTGTTAATTGGTTTTCAATCACAAGTGTATGAACTACAACCCACCTTGCATCACCAGTACCAGCAGGAATATAAGCATAAAATCTCGCACCAATCGCACCATACCAACCAAATTCAATTTTCCACATGGTTACATTTTGTGGTAAAATATTATAACCAGATGGGCCGTTTCCATTCAAAGGATCACCATTAAATTTATCTCTTGGTATTTCAATTGTATGATATCTAATTGCTCTCTCATCTTGTTCATTATCATTACCATAAGGCCCAAATCCTGATGTCACATCAAAAGGATCACCACTAGGTATATAAGGTTGAACCGTATTGTAAGACTTTCCATTAATTTGAATCGATGTTATTTCAGTAGGATCTAAACCATTTCTAGTTAAAACATCCACAGATAATGGAACTGTGCTTCTACGAATAATTGAAAGTTGTCCTGCATATATTTTAAACATATATTGATCTGTGGTATTTGCAATTCCCCACTCTAATGCGACTCCACTAATTGGTTCTACAGATGATTTTAATCCAAATGTGAATCCACTTATTCGACCTGGTTGATATCTAAAAACTCTTCTAGATTGAATAGCACTAAATCTAATGTAATTGGAATTATATCCTGGTAAAGTATCTCCACTAGGAACGTCTGGTATTCCTTTAAGACTTAAGAGTGTACGTAAGGATCCAAAACTTACTTTTTCACCAGTTACTGGATCAATTAATTGAGTGCTATCAATTAATCTCCATGTATCTGTCCAATCATCTATTTTAGAAAAAGCAAATGTGAAATCATCTGGTTTTCCTTCGACTTTAGCATACACAATTTCACCTGAATCATCAACACTAACATGATTTGGATCTAAAAACTTAGTCGCATAAGCTATTGTGTAACCTATAGACAGAGCATCTGCACTAGAGAAATACTTATAAGCAGCATTTCCTAATCTTATGAAATCGAGATATCTGAGGTATTTGTTTTCATCGTATAATCCAATTTTTTGATAAATTGGCCCATACGGAAATGAATATGGAACAGGAAAAGCAGATAATTTAATTGCAGACTCCTGTGTTTCTTCTTCTATTCTTGCTGTATATTTTTTACCGTAAATTCGATTAACTCTTTGCTCCCAAGAAAGTTTACTAGTTCCAGAATTATATTGATATGTTTCCCAATCATCTTTTTGTATTCCATAAGATGAGACATTTGAAAATAAACTTAATTGAGTTTCTGCACGATTAACACCAAGTAATGTTGTACTAACTTCACTTGATTCTTTAAAAACCTCTGCTATTTTTAAAACATTATTTGATTCGTATATAACTCTTTGTAAGCGAGTAAAAATAACATCAGCAGTTTGTATTCCCACATTTACATATTCTGATATTGTTACTCTATCATATCCCTTTTTTAAAACGTATGCTCCCTCTGGAATACCAAATCCTGTGACTTTATCTGCTACTACTATATCATCGACGATTCCTCTATCAGCTTGTGAAAAATATAATTTATGTCTATCTAATCCTATGGGATTTACTACTCTTACTTCAAGTATATTAGGAAACCCATCCAACTTAACAGTATTATTATTTGCTCTCAGAACTCTAATAACATTGGATGTTGTTGATCCAACTCCGACTATACCTCCTCCAACTTGAAGAACAGGACATGTTATCTCAGTGAATCCAACATTATTAATTTCAATATCTAAATCAAAATTAGCACCATAGGTTGCAGTTGTTGTTCCTACTCCTACTGCAACAAATCTATTGACTGCATACTTGTCTACAGGATTTTCAGAGAAAACAACCGAAGTTGCTCTTTCTTTAGATGCATCTGCAACAAAAAACTGATCAACTTTAGTTACGAGTGGATTGCCAAACTCGTCAGTTAGACGTACACCATTCGCAATATTAAATAATGGTTGTTCATCTAATGGTATTATGGATACTGGGCGTTTATCGTGCCCAATTTTTATATCCTTTCCCCCATTCATAGATCACTGCTCCTCCCAAGTGATACTCGCAGATGTTGTTGATATTCCAGCAGAGGCATTAAATAATTTATCTGATGATCCAACAACATACAAACTTTCTACCACATTTGTAAGTGGGAATGATAGGTATTCTTTATTATAATCAAAGTATGATGATAAGTCAAATTCTTCACCTGATGCAGGTATAAACAAACTTGCAACAATTACTCCTGTCTTTGGAATCGGTGCTTTTAATTGTGGACTTACTTTGATTGATGATAATGAATCTAATGTGAAAGAAGCTGGTTCATTTGCACTTACAGAAACTCCTTTTGGATCAGTGTTACCTTCAGGTAAGAAAGCAGCATTATTCGCACTAGCATAAACTGTGTCTGCAGTGCTAATTAAAACAATATTATCAGTGGTTGATTCCAAAGCATTAAAATAATATCCTGGTGTTGCAGTGGTTGATGCTCTTCTTTCAAGATAACCAAGAATCGACTTTATTTTATTTGAATTATCATTTTCAAATCTTGCGAGGAAGTAACCGTAAACACCCGTTCCCTCGTCCAAATAAGTGGGGTTACTTGGATTTGATATAAGAGTTGGTTTTCCTCTTTTACCAATATTCACATTTGCTGTAGTAATTTTAAGAGTTCCAGACACTTGAGATGAAGTTTGGAATATGGGTGTTTTAAGTAAATCAACTTTAATCACAGAACCTTCAGATCCTGTTGATAATCTTGTTGGATATACCTGAGTACGATTTCGAACATCCTTACCTGTGCTACTTGTAATAAAGTCTCTACATTTTAATCCAATTAGAGGAGTTGGACGATTTGCAATTATACTAATAGTGCTTCCATTACTTGGAACTGCAGCAAGAGGATTATTTAAAATTAATTTTCTATTTGCTGTATCAACATATATAACCTCAATATTCTGATCTAATGGATTACCAGTAATTATTTTTGCACCGACATAGTATGATGAAGTATAACCAACAACATTGGTTCCAAAAGTGATAAATGGATCTATTGCATTATTAACTGTATTAGCATTTGTAATGTTTACTTGATTATTACCACTACCTTTAGTCAGTGTTCTTTTTGATCCAAAAATAGTTTCGGCTGTTTGTGTTCCATGACTGAACAGTTTTACAGTACCCCTATCTCCACCATCAATATAGTATGAAGCACCATATTTGATTATATGTTCAGAAGACGATCCATATGCAAATGATGTTGGTTTTCTTTTTATATCGTTATTACTATATCCAAAACGATTTAATCCTCCTCCACCACCATAAACAAGATATGTGATCGGTAAAGTTGCATTTCCTAGTGATGAACCCTTTAACTGGTTAGATGCTCTCAGATGGTGAACACGCACCCATCTGGCTTCACCTGCACCGACTGGTACGTATGCTAAGAATAAAGCACCAACAGCACCATACCATGAGAATTCAACTTTGTACATGGTGACATTATCAAATTCAAGATTCCAAATACTTGTATCTTGTGTTATCGCACCAACAGCATCAGTAACATTCGAACCTGCACGATTTTCTGCAGTCACGTCACTGTATAATAAATTATCAGTTTGATTATCTAAACGATCACCACTAAATCTAGATCTTGGGACACGGTACTCATATACGTTCCAGAAATCTTTTTTGACATTTTGATTTACCCAATTTCGATAATATAAATTAAGTTTTTCTATTTGTGCTTTTACAGTTCCAGTTTCAGAAGATGCTAAAGTTGTATCAATATAACCTTCAGTTGCAGTAGCAGGATTGGATGGATCTTCTTTGTACATGTATGGGAACATACCAGATCTTTTAACAGCTCCATAGGTATTCTGACCATGAATTACGCCATTTGCCACTGGTTGTACAAAAGGAACAGGAGTAATCAGTCTATGTTTAGTTGTGTCTGCAGTCTCATTACTACCAGTAATATTAATAGCTGTTTGTGAGGCACCAGGATCTGGCGTTGCACTACCCATTGGTTCGTTTAATTCTTTTAATTGTACTTTAACAGTGTTAGTTCCATCAAAATCAATTTGATTAACTCTATAAATTTTCTGATTGGTCAATCCTCCAATGTCAGCAGTTGCTGCTCCTCTGTCGTATGTTACGTATTGTCCTGTGGATAATCCAATAACACGAGCACCATTTGTTGCTGACTGTGATGCGTTAAAGAAAGTAGCAACAGTCGAAACACCAACATTAACAACAAATTTGTTTGGTTCACTATCTGGAACTTGTAGAATATTATAACCGTGTGTTCTGTCTGGATATGTTTTAATCCTTCCTGTAACTAATGTTCCACTTCCATCCAAACCTGTGTAACTATATCGACAAGTCATTGCAATTCCAGCAAGAGTCACAAATTTACTAGGTTGAAATCCATGAGGGCCATCAGTTGTGACTGTCATCAAACCAGTATCAATATCATACACCGCATCTGTTATTTTTCTTCCAAGCCCTGAATTTGAAGAGTTTGAAATGTCAAAAGTAAGTTCATCTGTAGAAGAGTTAGTTCCGAAAAAATATTCTTGTTCTTCCTGAAGAAGAGATGGATCGTAAACACCTGCATGTGTCATCATTAGGTTGTCACGATAAATGACAAGATCACCAAGTTTTACGTTTTCGAATCCTGGAGGTGTTGAATTATGAGTGCTTGGATATGAACCACCAAATCCAGTAGTTTTACCTGCCCTATCATCAGGAGTTTCATTACCTCTTGGTGCTAAGAGATCTAATGGATTTGTTGCACCAAAATCTTCTGTCTGGCCAGACGTTGAAAAATCAACTGGGTTATTAAACAAAAGTGATTGAGTTCTTCTGACTACACAGAAATTATCTCCTTGTCCATTATTTCTTGTTTCCCAATAATATCCATCAAAATTATCAAAGATTCCATATTTTCGAACGCATGGATTATAAACTGAGCTACCAATATCCTCTGTATCATTTGTTGAACTTGTGTCAGTTGTGCTAACATTCATCACTGTGGTTTTTACACCAAATGTAGCAGCAGAAACACGACCTGGTTGGTATCTAAAAAATCTTTTTGATGTCAGAACAGCAGTTCGATCAGCAGGTGCTTCAACTAACGCACCAGATTCTTCAGGAACGTGAGTTAATCCCCATCCCATATCTTGTGTAATACCATCATATGGAGTTCCAGCACCCACACCTACTGTAGAAAATAGATCTGGTTCTGCTGCCCACTCTGTAGGGTTTACATCATAGGTATTAACATCTGCGAATATACCAAGTGCAACTTCTGATCTAGGTATTCCTAAAAGTGAAAGTGCAACTTCTGACTGTACTTTATTTTGTTCTGCAACAGGAATCGTTGATTGATCACTTGCAATAACAACGGGAACCGATTTTTCAGATTTTTGTTGACCAGGAGGGACTGGAGCAGTCCTTCCGACAACGACCACAGACGCATTATTATTAACATTAGTGTTATCAGGCATTTTTAAATAACTCCGACTCTTCCTTTAGCGATAGTGAATATTCTCCTTATAGATATATAGTCACCGACCTTATCGGTGGGTGAGTGGGCCTGTGGATCAGTTGTAAATCCTGTGACCACTATTTTACCACCCTGCTTCTCGCAAACTCTAAGTCCTTTAACAGCACTAGCAAGAGTTGCATTATTTTCATCCTTCATTCCAGCATTTACTCCTAATGTTAAATCAGGTGACATAGTATGCTGTGGTAATTGTACAAAATCTCCAATTGATATCGCAGTGTGTTGTGATGCTTCTGAAAGCACAAGTACATATTGAGTACATCCAGCACCTGTACTAATATCTGACATGTATTGTCCACTTTGTCCAGCACCAACTTTTCCAGCCCAATATCCAGTTTGAATTCCAATGAAAGTTGTGAATCCAGCAGGTATTTGTCTAAACTCCTCTCCAAGAATTTCATAACCAAGTGCAGTTGCACCAACACCAGCATAAGTGGCAAGAGTTGCAGTTTTTGATGATGGCATCTTAAGTTGAACGTAACCATCTTCTCTTCCGATACCTTCAGGAACACTATCTTGAGTGAGGATATCAAAGTCAATGAACGTATCACCAAGTGTAGCAGTACGAGTTGTGCTGAATAATCCAACCATAGTTCCGATACCTGCAGTAATCGAGACTTTACCTTTACTGAGATCCTTACCCTCTCCATCCTCGACATAAAGCAACGATGGGCCTTCAAAATCTGTATCCTTATCAATTGTTATATTGATCGAATCAAAGTCTGTATCATAGATATCTGGAGTTGCAATAAACTCATCAGATGGGCCAAGAATGACATTATTTTGTGTATTAATCTTACCAGTTGCATACGCATCAAGACCACTACCACAATTTCGAATAATGTTTCCACCAGTTGATACAACTGTTGTCACAGATAGATCTAGAGGGCCAGCAAAGTTTTCAAACAGACAATCATTTATCCTTACGGTTTCGGATGATTGAACATCAAGTGGTCGAATATTAAATCTTTCTGTTTGACCACCATCTACGATAGTACTATTTTCTACTGATATACGTTTTGAGTTTCTTGCGAAGAATCCACCACCAGAACTATTTCGAATCTCCATGTCCTTGAATAACATTGAAGTTCCACCCTCAAATGACAATAGATTATTGTCATTGTCTAATTCAAACATTATATTATTTGAACTGTTACCATCAAATGTCATATCTGATATTGTAATATCAGTTGGGTTTGTGATTGCAACACCAACTAAATTACCATTAAATGATAAACTATTTCCAGAAGTTCCTCCACTACCTACAGAATTTTCATCTGTTCCATAATATTGGAGTTTAATAATACTATTCTTTCCAGTTCCTTTCAAAGTAAATTCAGTTGGAAGAACTAAACTATTTGTTAGATAAGTTCCACTGGGTAAAGATAAGTAGGAGGCACCAGCAGCACTAATGTTTGCAACCGCATCTGCCAATGCTTTTGTATTATCGTGAACCACCTTAACACTATTAGCAGTTCCAAATCCAGTAACTCCGTTTGTTAAGAAATTACCAGCAACTCTAATATTTCCACTTCCGATATTAGTTATTTCGGCAATTTCCCAACCTCTCCTCTTAACACCTGTATTAACACCCACAACAGTTGGAAAATGAATCTGATGAGTTAATGTAGTATCTGCATCATGACCTAAAAATTCATTTACAGTTCCCTTCGCAGTCCAGAATGGTTGCTCATAAACTCCATAATCTATCCAAGAAATATCTGCAGTAGAACTACCTAATTCTTTTTGTCCCAAAACAGCAATGAGTTTTGCATCGTTGACATCTGCATGATTTGCAGATATTTTATTTGCTAGAGGTGCACTTTGATTACCGTGTATATGAATTTGGCGATAGATTAGAATACCATTTTCAGTTCCTGATCTCCTTAAAGTTAAAACATTATGATTTTGATCATTAAAACTTGCAATGACTGTATTTGCGATACCGACATATGGCCCACCACCATAAGTACCACTTGGACTAATTTGTGTTGCTATACCAACCTTACCATTTCTCATATTATATTGTGCTTGCCAATAGTAATATGTTGCCGAGGTTGAAAAACCAGCAGATGGAACCTGTGTAATTTTAACGTCAGATCCACCACCTGTAATAAGAGGATCTGCAACTGTAACATTATCTCCTGATGCAGTTACACCAAATATTTTGACTCTTTCACCAACAAAGAATTTAGAAGTTGAAATTCCAGATATTCTAAATTTGCCACCTGCATTGGCTCCAGTACCTGCATAAATTGTTCCATCATTACTTACACCTAAACTTCTTAATTCATAAGCAGATAACTCATGTGGATCAATCATTTCATATCCACTACCATCATCCTTAACTTTGATAATACGATTTCTTGCGTATGTTGGTTCTTCAGTTTCGTCAGGTAAGTCTGTTAGTTTAAAGTTTTCATATACATCTGCACGAACTGTTCCACTTATATCAAGTTCATATGAAGGAGTTGCAGTTCGAATACCAACATTTTGTGTTGCCTTGTTAACTAAAAGAGATGGACTTGTATCATCACCAACTTGGAATAATGGATTGTTTAATGCATTACCTTTAACTAACAATTTAATTGCTTCAATACCATCTTCAGCATCTGTGGAAGTTACTTTATTTGTAAAGTTTACAGGGCCATTAAATTCAGATGGTAAGTTTTGATTCGGGCCACCTCCAACACGAAGTGTGTTACGGATAAACACATCATCAAATATAGCAAAGTTTGAATCACCAACATCACCTAAGAACAATTCTTTTGGTTCTTCCTTTTGTCCACTGAAGAAATCACCACGATCATTCATACCAGAGAAGAATGTAACTCCACCTTTCTCTTCTCTTGAGATCGCAAGAAGTTCACTCTCTGGTTCAATTTGTTTCTTAATTTTTTGTGGTAAAGAAGTTGAATAGTTACCTGGCCCATATCCAATATATTCAAAGGTATGACCAGAAGCACGAATACTAGAGAATCTATGTAACTCAGATGGAACTACATTTATTTTTCTCATCAATTCTCCCTTTTCATGAGCAACAGATTGGGTTCCCAATACACCTCTGAAAATTGTCATCGTAACGGTGTTACTAGAACTCTTGCTTTTTACTCTTACAATTTCATTTCCAACTTGTAAGAAATCACCAGATTTAAAAGCAGTTGTATTTTCTACATTTACATTTGATAGACCCTGTGCATTACCTGCGGTTGCGATTCCACTTGATGATTTGATAGTAACACCAATACCTGTTGCTAATGGTGATAAAGCACCTGAGATTTTTTCAGAAGCAAGTGAACTATCTTGACCAAATGAATTTAGACTGTATCTGTAAAGTTCAGCACCAGATTCACCACTTGTTGAAATACCAACATGTGCTTTCATTGTAAATGTTGTAACTCCAACTATTTCCTTGACAATAAAATCAAATCCATTATACACAGAGGCAGCACCTCCAGTTAATCCTGCAATTTTAATTTTATTTCCAACTGCCAGATTGTGATTTACACTTGTAGTAACAGTAACAATTCCAGTCGAAGTTGTATTTGCAACACCAACTATATTAGAAATTCCAACTGCCTCGTCAAGTAAAGTGAATACACCACTTGTTAAACTAACAGGCCCTGTGTAAATACCCGCAGAAGTTCCCGATGTCTGTCCTTTCTGTACATGTGTATAAGTAACTGATTTTGTGCTCGGAACACCTGTGATTTTATATAATCCATTAAAGGCACCATTTGTTCTATTCGTAGTCTCACCTACACCGATTACCTGTATGACATTATTCACAGAGTTATTAATACTTGTGACTTCTGCAACTCCAGATGTTCCACCATCTATTGCTAAAGTTTGTCCTATTCCATATGCAGATCCACCATCAACAATTTCAATTGAGGTTATAGTTCCACCAGATCCAGTTACAACTTTAGCAGTTGCTCCATTTCCATTGTTACCGCTTTGATCAGTTAATGTAAGATTATATCTTGTTGTATTATTACCATATCCAGTTCCAAAAGAATCAATTGAAAGTCCTGTGATTGCATTTAGATTATGTTCTATATCAGATGTCAAAGTTGTGATACCAGAACTATTACTCTCTGCAAAAGTGACTGCGAATCCAATACGGTTATCTCTTATGTAATTAATTGCTGCTTCTTTTGTAATACTATTCAATGGATTATTGAGAGTTACTTTACCCAAATTTGAATTTGAAGCCGCAGATACACATTGAACTGGATCATTGTTTGGGTTATCCTTGTCAACAGTTGGATATAAGTTTAAGAAACTTTGTTTATATTTTAAATCAGAAAATTCAGAAACAGTAGGAGATAAATTACCAATTAAACAAGTTAGATAGTAAATACCATCTTGTTGAGTAGAAATATAATCCTGAATTGTTTCAACTTCCTGAACTGTATATGTTGTGTCATATTCACTTCTTGAAAATACTGGTAGATCTGAAGGAGTAAGATTATTTGCACTTGCACGAGCATCAGTTACAACTCCCACAAATGATTCAGGTGCAACTCCGAAGTTTAAATTTGTATTTGTATATGTAAATGTTTTTGATGATGGTGTCGATGAAACAGTAAAGGATCCATTATATCCTGAATTATTAGCACCTGTTGTGTTAGTTGAACTTCTTACCTTACTAACTGTAATTTTATCTCCAACACTTAATTTATGTGCGATCTCTGTTGTTACGACACTCTTTGTTGAATCACTAGCATCAGTTGCAATACCTGCAATAATTCTAGGGTTACGATTACTAATTACACTATTAATTATACTATCTTCTCCAACAGTTTTAGATTCCTGTAGAACATAATTTTTCTCTGGTTTCTTTGCAATATTTGCACCAGTAAAGTCTTTTGGAATTACATAACGTAATCTGTAAATACGATCATTTAATGCACGAGTTTCAGATTTTCTTGTTACATATGTTGCCGAGTTATTAGATCCAATCTCTGTTGAAAATCCAACGATTCCCTCATAAATTTTATTTGTTGTAGTTGTTGAGGAACTGAGAATATACCAATTCTTTTTATCCTCGTCATATTGTATTGGGTGTCCAATTTCACCTGGTAACTTATCATTTACTATACTCTGAACAGTAAGAACACCACCCCTTGTGTTTATGGTTTCTACAATCTCTTTTCCTGAAAGAGCATCGTTCACTGTGTTTGCTAGTTTAATTTGTGTAGGATTACTTTGGGGGATAGCAAAATATTTTCTACCAATTTCAATTCCATCAGGAGTTCTACCATCATCACTAAAGATTCGAATAGATTCACCTGCAAGGAAATTATGATTTGTAGTAAGAGAAATTACATTTGAACTAATACTGTTTGCAATTCCAACTCTACCGACAGTAAACTTTTTCTCAGATGTTGGCCCATCACCTGACTCAACTTGCATAAGGATTGGAGATGAATAAATTCTACTTATACCACCTACATTTACATTCAAAAATAACTTATCATCTATCTTTGCACCAATTCTGAAACCATTTATGATACTGGTTGGTGGATTACTTTTATCTTTTTCATCAATAATGTAAAGTCTTGATGTTGTGGCAGTTGAAACTGTTGTAGCAGGATCTAAAGATCTCCAAATAATATTTGTCTCTTCTTTTTCTAAATCTTTTGGTGGTACAATGTGTGTTATGTAACCTGTATCATCACGATTGAATGCATTTGGTTTGAATCCTTTTGATACTAATGCTTTATTACCAAAGTTAGAGTTGGAGTTGGTAATTGACTGCTCTCCACCAGACTCTGCTAAGAAATGATTTGAAAAACCAATCGCAAAAACAGAAACTGCCTGAATGAATGCATCGTTTGATACCTTTATGTGGAAGTTATCATATCTCTTTCTGTATTGTGAATCTGGATTCAAATATAAAGGAGTGTTTATATCTGGATCTGCTGCAGCATTGACACTATTTAAATAGTCACCAACAGATGGTTTATAAATTACAAATGCTTTATCATCTTTCTGTAGTCCAATACCAGTAAACTGAGCAACAACCATAGATTTAAATCCAGTTGCTTTTGATCCATCAGCATGAAGACCACACATACCAAAGACAGATCTGAGTGAACAGTTAAAGATATAAGGTGAAGCACCTGTAACTGTATCGGCCTCAATGATAACTTTTGCATTTGCAAGATCCGAAGCACTTATACTATCGTCAATAGCATCTGAATTTAATTGATATGAGAATTGCCTATCACTTCCAATACCAGTGACTCTATATGTTCCATTGTAAAGATCAGTTGACCCAACACCAGTGATTAAAATTTGATCATCAACAGTTAAACCGTGATCATTCTCTGTTAAAGCAACTGCACTTAAACCACTAGAGATTAATTCTTCAATTTTATTGTCGTTTGCAGACAGATCACCGACAATTTTAGTTTCTGGTGTATTTGGTTCAAAGTCTTTATTAGTTGGAAAGTCAGCAATTACTCTATTTCCAGTATTAGAACCATACGCATTCATCAACTTGAAATAATACATTTCCAAGTCTGTAGTAGTATATGTGACAGATCCTGATCCAGTCACACTATTTTGACCATCTGCATACTCAAAACAAGTTAATTTATGATGTGATATGTTTGGATTTCTTTTTTCTGTGAAGTTTTTACTATAATATACTGACTGATTCGCATCAAACATACTGAATTGCCAGAAGTAGCAACCACCAGTTACACGGAAGAGTGCAGATCTTGGTATAACATCATCACCAAAGTCAGGATTAGGTACGTATAATGGTCTTACCTTTGTTTTTCGAAGGTCTAAACCTACGATTGAGGTTCCTTTTGGAACAATTACACCACCATGAACTGAATTGAACTTATGTAAAATATTATCTGCATCATTTAAATCAAATATTGAGTCGTTTTTTAATTCTAAATTTGTTGTTCCAGTAATATCTACATCGTTTACATTAAAATATTTTAAACCACCATCATCTTTGATACGTAATCCTGGTCTATTATCTACTACATGTTCACCAGGATATAACAAAACTGTGGTTCTATCAAACTTATCATTATTAAATCCTGATTGATATGTAAATCTAGCTGCTTCTATCAATGCCCTTTGTATCGTAACAAAAGGTCTTGTTAAAGAGTTTCCTTTATTATCAAAACTATCTGTAGCATCTAAGTCAGATGGGTTTACATATAATATATTACCATCAGTATTTACTAGAAAATTTTCTAACCTTGAAAGGGGCATCGTATTAGCACACTAAATTTTTTTCTTCTGTCTTATTTATCACAAAAGGTTTGGGACTGATTTTAGGCCCGAATTTTTTTTCCACCCTTTTTGCAATTAAAAGTTAATTTTGATTTTGGGGTGACTCATCTTCATCCTCCAAAGAATCAAGAACCTCTTTTAATTTTTCATAGTAAAGTGGTTCACCACGTAACTCAGCAAGTTTGGCAATCGCAACTGACTCAACACAAGTCCAGTATGTTTCTCCACTTACAACATGCTCATCAGTAAAGTATGCTGCAATATCCTCTTGAAGATACTGAAGTTCTCTTAGTGTTTCTCTCTGAATTTCCATATACTGATGAGTTTCTTTTTATTTATGGGTTGAATCTAACAAGCATAGTCAAACAAGTTGTAGTGTCAGTGGCATCAATTGTTACATAATTTATTCTATCACCTGCTGCGAAATCCATTAATGATGAGTAATTCGCATTGTTTTTTGTAACTGTTCCCGAACCAGTGGTGGTTGTAATTTGATCACTGGCACCACCTTGTGTTACTCCATTCTTTGATGGTTGAAAAGTTCCAGCATCACTTCCACCAGATTTTGATATAGTAACGACGACAACTTCACCAGCAAAAGGCATTGCAGGCCCTTGATTATCAACTGCACCATTTCCAAATGAAAACAATTGATTAGCGAGAGTGGCACCACTATGTTCACCGATTAGAGTGTGTAATGTTCCCTTTATTAAACCATTTGATTCGATGCTAAGTTTTTCTGTTGTGCCAGTGAGAGGATCTGTTGTTCCTGTATTATTTGTTGTTCCTGTTCTAAAACTAATTCCACCAGCAGTGCTAATATTATTAGAAATAACTAATGTATTACTATTTTGTCCAACGAAACCAGCAGTCTTATCACCATCTTGTTTAAACCATATCTGTGGATTAGAAAATTCATCATTATCATCTGTGTCAGATTCAATGATTAAAACACAATCACTATTTGCAGTGCCTGATGAAATATGTAACATTCCATCTGGATTAGTAGTTCCGATACCGATGTTAGTGTCTGCAATAATGCTGCTACAGTCTATGGTTTGACTTGGAGATATACCATAGGTGCTACCATTTGTTAGCATACCATCTAAAGTTTCGTTTCCGACACCAATACTAGTATCAATACCAGCATAATATTTTGCCATCAGAGTGTCCTCCTATCATAATGATATCCAGCAATTGAATACTGATCATTCTTGCCTGGATAATCTTCAGGTGAGTTTCCTTCATACTCTGGAATCAAACGTTCACCATCTTTTCTTTCACCATAAACTATGTAACTACAGTGAGTTGGAAGATTACTGTGATTCTTAACTATAATTCTATTCTTCGCAACTGTATAATATAAGTATTGATAAGTTCCAATCGGAGTTAGATGCACGGTGATTGTTTTGGTATCAACTAAGTCTTTCCAGTAATCAGGAAGTTCAATAAATTCACTGTCTTTTAGAATACCTCGATAATATACACCACCTTCTGGGCCTTCCAAACAAACGTATCTAAGTCTATGATTTTCTTTAGTTGGATGTTTAATATCAAATCCTTTCCAACCTTGACTATTGATACTTCCTCTAAAAGTTGAATACGTTGTACCACTAATCGTAGCGTTACCAGTAACTCTAAGATTTGCTGATATTCTCATGTCAGCAAAAAATTGACTGGTTCCTAAAACATAAAGAGAGTCAGAGAAAGGAAGTTTAGATACAGAATCTACTGTTCCTATTGTAACTGCTGCTCTTGCACCTTGCTTTGCTTCACCAAAAATTGATATTCCACTGCAAGTAAACAAACCAGTTTTCTTATATGGAACTTGATTTCCAGTGTCTTTTCCCCTTGCCCAGTTATTTGATCCAACGTGAAGACCAATAGTTTCAATTGAAATATTTTTAATCGTCATTCATCTAATCCTCCAAAGGGATCATTAAATTGTGTTATCTTATCGACAGGTAAACCACCATAAAAAGAACTTAGTTCATCAAAGAAATCAGGTGCAAGATCTACATCAACTCCTGAAGTAGTATCTATAGAATTACTTTCACAGTGTATTCCAACTGCTGCCCCACCATTTATAAACAATTCTCGATTTGAATCAAGATTCATATCTGCACCAGCTAAGATATCTGTTTGAGAACCTGATCTCATTCTAACATTATCTTTGGCATCTATGTATATGTTCTTCTTTGCGTTAAGAACAATGTTTCTGCCACATAGTTCAATATCACTTGCCTTTGATGTGATGAATATTCTACCATGTTTACATTCAACTTTAAAAGCAATTCCCCCCTCTCCTGTAACCTTACCATCTCCGATACTCGCATCGTCTCCAGAATATATCTCTAAATTTTTGCCTGCTCTTATTTTACCTATACCACCTTCATAAAAATGAATTCCTTGTGATGATTGAGTTGTCATGCACAATTCTGCTGTACCATGTTTTTCTGTTGGATGTCCACCAGACATGGTAAATGTTGGAAAAACTCTTTTATAAAAACGTTGAAATTCGTCTTTAAATATTTCTCTTATTTCCTGTTCTGTCATTAATATCCTCCGTACCCACCACCACTGCTAGGTGTGCTTGGTGGAGTTGAATCACCAGAATCAGTTTCCGAAGAAGTTGAAGTATTAGTGTTAGTGTTAGTGGTTGATGTATCCATCGTAGGAGTGGTTGTAGTTGTAGTTGCAGTTGTAGTAGTTGTAGTGGTCGATTCGGTAACAATGATTGGTTCTTCTGTAGTTTGTTCAGTTGAGTCCACAACTTCTGGTGATTCAGTAGTAGTGGTGGTAGGTGATGAAACTACTGGTCTTCCTAGACTTTCTTCTATTGTATCATAAATTATTGAATCTGTCTCGCTATGTGTTGCTCCAGTCATCTTTAATCCATTTGACATCACATGATAAGGCCCAGAATACTCAACTCCATTTACATATCCAACAACTTCTTTATTATCACCAATACAATCAACAACACTGACAATACCAATAAGAGTTTTTCTCTGCTCAGATCCAACATCAGTTTTAGTTAGACCCTTGGATCTCATAACAGGTATCAGTTCAGCACCAACTCCATTTTCTGAATTAACTATAAGAACTGGGGGAGTATTAAACTCTCTTAATATATTTGGAGGGAAATTAACACCTGCGATACATCCACTTGGTGTTGTAATAATAGGTATGTTAGTTACATCTTCTCCATCTTCTCCATCTTCAATTCCCTCGAAGGTAATTGTATCTCCAGGATCGTATCCAATACCTGGTTTTGATATGAATACGTCTGTGATTTCACCAACTATATTAGTTGAAATTCCAACATCAGAACCACCAAGACAATATCCAAACCCAGCTGAGAGAATTACAACACTAACAATTGATCCATCTTTTACAATTGGTTTTACATTTGCACCAGATCCGTTTCCAGTATTATCAATTATTGTAATTTGTGTATCTGTGTCATATCCACTTCCACCATTTATCACTTCAACTGAAAATATTCTATTACTGTTGCCAACTATAATAAGCAACTCTGCTCCTGATCCAGATCCAATAACCACATAATCAGGTGGTATACATTTTGGATAGATAAATCCTGGTCTTCTTGGAATAATATCAATCTGTGATGGTGGGTTATCATTAATTCTGTTACAATCTTCAAAAAGAAAATCACCATCACCAAAGATAGTTAGTCCATCCATCGCATCATCACCAGGATCATTTCCAAAAAATCTACGAATTCCTCCTCCACGACCAGCATTTATAAGACTCGAAGAAAGTCCTGATAACACATTTACTTTATCCATCATACTACCAAAATTATCAGGTGGTGCCAATGTCGTACCAATATCAGATGCGAACTTACTTGGTTTTCCACATGGTTCAATATTACATCCTTCAAGAAAAGCTAATATCTTGCTTGCTAAATTACTTGCACTTCGAAAAATATTCTTAATTGAATCAAATCCACCAACTAACCAATTCAATCCACTCATGATTGTTCCAAGTAAACCCTCTAAAACACTAAACATTTTTGAGAATATACCCCCAACAAATTGTTCAATCGCACAAATTGCAGCATTGAGTATATTTCCAAGAAGATTCTTGAACATATTCTTGATAAAATCACCAATCATATCTAGAGCTTTGTTAAAGGCACAGTTAATTAAATCTGTAATTGATCCTCCACTTTTTTTTGCTGCCTTTTCCTTAAACAATCCTGTTGGGTCGTTTTTCTTTATGTCTCCAACTAAATTTTTAAATTTTTTATTAACCTTCTTCATCAAACCTATCTTCATCTCATTCATGGTTGCTCTCGTGACACTAGCAACTTCATTTTTTATAAATGCAAGTTCTGCTTGCATGTCAACTACTGAGTTTGTTATTGGATCAATCCAGGCATCACCTGCTTGTTCAAGTCCTTGAGCCCCTTTAATAAAATCCTGCACCAACTGACTAATTCTTCCAATAGAATTATTCTCACAAGGAGTAAAATTTTCAGATGTTGAATTTGTTTTTCCTTGAAAAGTTTTATCAGCATTATCTTGTGATTTAACAATTTGTCTAGTGTCTTTATCTCCTTTGGTTATACTCGTGTTATTCTTCTTTCCAGAGTCAGTTTTCTTTGGATTTTCAGTTATTTGAAGATTATTAGGGCCTGCAGGTTGAGCAGAATTTGGTCTTGTGTATGCTTCAAAAGATTCAAATCCACTACTCTTTCGGGAAGCAATCTCAGATGCCTTATAAGTATTTTTTACGTTATCATACTTAGGAAAAAGTCCCATCACCACTGGTTGTTGGGCATCCTCTCCATCCAGAAAGAAACCAAGGACTCTTTCACCACCAACTAAAGTTAAACTTTCCGATAGTCCACCTTGACCACTTCCAGAATACGGATCTGCCAAGACTTCTGCCCACGGTAAATCATCATCTGGAAGGATGTTTCCTTCTGGATCAAAAGGGTGATACCCTACAATTCTAACTTTGACTCTTGCTGGTTTTGAACCACTGTTTCGAATGTTCGCATTTACATCTCTCCAAGATTGTGGAGGAGCAACTTGACCTATCCACCATACAAATCCATCTCTTCCAATCGAATTGACTTTACCAAGAGTAGCTAACTGATCAATCATTAGTCGTCATATACTAGACACTCAGGTTCATCGGGGTGCATCTCACAGAATAATTCTAAAACGTTTGGATCATGATGATCACCTGCTTCAATCTCGTCGTGATGATGATCTGCATATACTTCGAGTTCATGCAACTCCTCAAGCATATGTCTTTTCATTGGTTCAGAAGTAGTTGGATCGGCAAGAACTTCCTTGTCGTGTTCGATGTGTTCTTCTATGCTTTTCATTTTTTTACCTCTATGTACACTTTTATTTAGTTATGTTAAAGGAAAGATAATCACGAATTTACTGGATAAGCACTCGCATAACCATAAGAGTCACGAATTAAATTTAAAGAACTAAAAGATGCATTTGGTTGTATGTGATGATTTAATCTTGAAATTAAATAGTTTCCACTCATACTTTGGTCTATTCCTTTAGACTTTCCCATAGACAATTCTGGAAAGGTTAAATTTATTATATCACCTACTTTTAAATTTGTATTACATGGAACTTGAATATTTAATGATTGAGAAAATAGTGCGTTATATCTTGATATTGCTTTTGCCTGATCTACTGGATCCATTCCTGACGCTTCTAATCCATCACTACCAATACCAACTGTTCCATGATCAGATACTCTAGTATATAATCTACTAATATGATCCTCAAGTCCTTTGGGAACTGGAAGTGCATCATCATCATTGTCATCGTTACCTCCTAACGTGTCTTCGTTTACCTGTTTTCCTAATTTATATTCAATTTGAGAAAATTTTTGCTCCAATGAATCATAAAATACAGTTAAACTAGCATACTGGCCAGTAGATAATGCTTTTCTTATGTCTGTTGATTTGTTTAAATGAAAAAATATCATGCTAAGATTCTCACTTAATTTATCCGAACTTTCTGCTCCTCCTTGTCCTCTATAAAAATAACTATAAACTGCTTTTTGACTATTACTTTTTAATGTCGTTGATCTAACTAGGGACGTAATACTTTTGAAATTAAATCCCTCTCTATTTTCATAAAATAAAAATCCAGCAGTTCCTGTTCCCTGTGCAGTATTCCCGTCACCAGAAACACCTTGTTTAGATCCACCACCTATTGATTTTGGACATAACCATTCAATTGTATAAAAAGGTTTACGATTATTTCCAATAAATGAGTAAGTATTATCAGTCTCTTCGATGTTTTTATCTAATATTTTATCTGGATTTACATTCATCACATGAGGCCCTAGTATTTGTCGAATATGTTTATCAATACTTTGAGACTTAAATTTAAATTGACATCTTGATGTTTCATTTTTAAAAAACTCTAAGGAAGTTATATTCAATACGAAATCTTGTGCTTGTGATGGTTGACTTAAATCTGATACTTTGTAGACATATAATTCACCTGAATCTGGAACTATATTTGCACCATCTAACTCTCCAAAAGTAACAGTTGTTCCACCAACATCTACACTAAAAGCAATCATCTCTCCACCACGAATCGGAACGTTTGCAATATAATTAAATTCCGATCTAATTCTCATTTTCATTGTGATCACTGGACTAAGTAAATCCTCAAAGTATTCTGTTTGTATGAGATGACTTGATAAATCAATTGCTTTTTTTCCAGACTTAGGTGACTGGATTGAAACATAATTATACTTGAGTGCTGATACTGAGATTGCCATTTATTTACTAAGTTTATATTCAATTTGATCCGCAAGTGGATTTCGTAAATCTACTGGAACAAAACTTGCTTTCTTTCCTCCAGTTGTTTTGTTTCTAATACCAGATCCTCTTTTGTTATTGTTAGTGGTTTGTGGTACAACTACAATATTTTGATTATTAGAATTTCCTCCTGTGATTGAAGTTTTTGCTGCTGCTTCTTTCAATTCTTTAATTTTTAAATTTCTATTGATTTCTTTTTGTCTTATCATATCATTTGAAACTCCAAACAATGGAGCTGATGATTTTGATCTTGTAACAAAATATTTTAACTTTTCTGGATTATTCCTATAAACAGCATTGTTAATTGCTATGAAGAAATCTTGAACCGTAGTAGACACATTATCTCCTGGTCTTAGAAATAAATCATAAAATGATTGACCAACAAAGAATAAATCAACAAAAAATAATCCTGTTTTTGTTTTTGATTTAAATAATGCTTTTGCAAAGTCTTTATTAACAGATTTTAAAATTTTTGAACCAAATTTTGTAACGCTTGAACCAGCACTAAGTAAAGATCTAAAAGGTCTCTCTATTATTTGTCTTGTTAATGGAGTTGGCCCAGTTTTTAACATATTTGGTGTAAATGCTTTGAATGGTCTTAAATTAAAAAATCCTTTTTTACCTGATTTAAAAGCACTATCTGAATATGTTACCTGTGAAAAATCATCCTTAATTAAATCTTTTAGTTTTGCATTATTTTCATCTGGAAATCTAACATTTCTACCTTTATTGTAGAAGTTCATAAACCTTTTAAAGATATTAGGTTTAACCGTTGTCTTACTTTTGTTTTTAAGAATTTCCTCTGCAGATCTAAGGTCAGAAGTCTTTTCTAAACTTTCAAAAGCTTTTTGTATAGAGACATAATAAGTTTTTTCAGCAAATGATAAATCACCAAACCTACGAAATACATTATTACTATCTCTAAAAAGAGGTATACCATCAGTATTCATGAAAACTTGCTTTGACTTTTTTAAAATTTCTAAGGTTTTATCTGATATTATAATATTTGGATTAAATCCTTCTTGACTTAATTTTTTATTAATATTTTTTCCTCTTTCAAATATTTTATTAATATCAATTTTATTCATATTAACTTTTCCACTTCCATCTTTACCATAATTTTTTCCAAACTTTTGTGCCAGTCTTCCTTTAGTGCCTCCAGTTGGGCCCTGTTTACCTTGATTTTTGTCTATAGTTGCTGTGCTTGACTTTTTTGTGTTAGTTGTGTTACCACCAACTTCAGAAGTAGTGGTAGTGGTTCGAGTATTTTCTGCCTCTCCATACCTAAAAGTACCAGATTCAAGTGTTGTTGCATTTGCTGCTGAACCAAACTTAATATTTTTAAAAGGATTTTTATTAAATAAAGGAAATTTTTTAAATCCTCTAGTACTAATATTTGTTGATTTTCCAAAATCTTCAAGTTGTTTGAGACCATCACCTCCTTTTTTACTTTTTTCAACTCGTCCAATCATAAATTTATCAATTCCAAATCCCTCTTCCTTAACTTCTTTAACTTCCTTCTCATCTTCACCACCACCAAATCCAGCACCAAGAATACCAACTAAACCAAGCAAACCTAAACCAAAAAGATTCATACCTTTCTTTTTGGATTTTATTTCAGATCTTTTTGGTATTTTTATGTTCTTTAACTCTTTAGTTTCTTTTTCAATAAACTTCAATAACTTATTAAAATCAGATTTTCTCTGAAATTTTAATGTCGATATAGTTGGTTTACTTATAGTTGCTTTTATTTTTTTCATTTTATTAAACTATACCAAGAGTTACTGCATTCATTTGAGATAAATGATTATCACCATTAATATTTGAGTGAATAGCAACTGATGGGCCATCTATAAGTCCACCAGTATCATTTCTTTCTAAATTACCTCCTCCTCCATTGCCCATAGGTAACATTGCCACCTGTGGGCCTGATTTAGGCATTACATTTGAAGACACATTTCTATTATAATTTCTTTTTCTTAACAAATTCAATTTTGTTCTATTTTGTTGAGATTTAGGTTTACTATCAATTAAAATTTGATCATATACATTTTTTGATGATGGCGTATAATTTTTTTCAAGTTCTTTTAGTATTTCTTCATTATCAATATTTGATGGATCAACAATCGCATCAAGAAAATTAAGAATTTCCCTTGCTTGAATTGCTTCGTTTACATCATTCTGTGTCTGAATTCCACCAGCAGTAGATTTATTTGATTCCAGTCCCATCTGATAGAATGCTCTTGCATCATTAATATCCTCTTCATCTTTAAATCGACCAAGAACTTTTTTAATCTCTTGTAATTTTTGATTCCTATCTAATTTTCTAAAATCTATTGCTTTACCAAATTTATCTGTAGAAAATTTCCCTCTATCACTTACTGATTCTTTAATCTGCTTTGAGAATATATTTAATGGGAATGGTATATTATCTAATGGGTTTTCTCCAGTTTTTAATTGTTTAATTCTATTTTCAAGTAACTTTATTGCTTCAGGATCATCTGTATTATTTTTCTTTTTTGCTTTCTCTTCAGAAAGAAGATTTTCTAATCTTCCTATTTCATTTTCATTTGCTTTTGCAGTTGCATCCATTAAATTCAAGGGACTATCTTTTCTAGTTGTCAATTCTTCCACGTCTTTTTTTATTCTATCATCACTTAGTTCTTCTAATTCTAAAGTTTGTGTTGTTTTAAATTTGCGATTAATATAATTTTCTATCATACCATCCACTAATTCTCTAAAACCACTTGCTTTCTTTTTTAAAAAACTTATAATTTCTTTCCTATACGTAAACAATAGAGTTCCAATGGCACCTGCACCTAAAAGTCCCAAAAATCCAAGAATAATTGGATTAGTAAAGAAACTAATTGTTCCGAGTATTGAACCTATAGCACCAAACAATCCACCAAACAGTCCCCCTCTTTTTTTAGCACCTCCTTTTCCAATTGATTTCATATTTTCTGCAACTTCCTTTCTTAAAATTTTAGCAATTTCAAAAGTTTCAACTAAGGAATCTCTAATTGTTTTTAAACTTTTTTGTAAAATTTTTGTAGTTTTTTTAGATCCAAAGAATTCAATAAAGTTCATACTAAATTTTTGATTTTTAGATATTCCAGATGAACTTGGTGTTTGTGCTACATTTGATATTGCCCTTGTAGTTGTCCTCAAATTTCTAACACTATTTCTTGCAGCAGAAAATAAACCTGCACTCGCAGTCTTCATTATTCTTCTAGGTGCAATTGTTGGTGTAAACATTATTGTTGCATTTTTGAATTTTCCTCATCAATGTATTGATTTAATAATCCAACATAGATGTCTCTTTCCCAAGGCATCATATTTTCAATTTCAGTTAAAGAGTATTTATGGTGCTGCATCAAAGCAAAGTTAAGTTTAAAGTATGACTCAAGATCAATATGAGCCATAACTACCCGAAAAAACTCGTTATACCCTCCAACGCAACATCACTTTCAACTTTTGTTTTTGGATTTGTAACTTTAACAGTGTGAGATAATTTAGGCATAGTTTCAAAAAATGTCTCTATTTGCTTAAATTGATTTGAGTTTAAGGTATCTAACCACTCACTCAATTCTTTTTTTGTGCAATCAGACGCTGCCCAAGATTCATCAGCGTTATATACGACATCAATACATGAGGCAATGATATCTAATGATTCTTCAAATGAAATATCATTAGCACCAGAGATATCAAAATTATTTTTTATAAATTCATCTAAAGATGGATATTTCATTCTTAATGTTAGATTTTGATCTAATACAATATCACGATTATGTTTTTCATTTTTTTGAACTTGTATTTCATCAAGAAAAATTTGAGTTTCAACTGTTGTCTCACCATCATCAGGACAAGTCACGATGACATCTACAGACTCACCGACTGACTTGCCACGTATGTTTAGAAAAATATACTCTATGTCAAAGGTAGGAAGTTCCTCAACTTTAATTCCTCTTGTTTGAATACAAGATTTTAAAGTTGATTTAATTGCAGTAGTAATCTGTTTTGAATCTTGACTTTCTAATGCAAGAATTAATATTTTTTCTTCCTTCACAAGGAATGGTCTGTATTTAATTTTCTTTCCCGTTGATGGTAAAACCAATTCATAAGTCGGGGTCGCTATTTTTGGTAAAGGCATAATATTTTATTCAGTATTGTATATAGCAAGGTTTTAGTAACCTCCGTAGTAACCACCACCACTGTAGTAACTTGATCCAGAGGATCCAGAGGAGGAATCAGAAGATGAACTTGAACTTGAGGAACTCGTAGAAGAACTTGTGGTTGAACTTGTTGATCCAGAGGAGTCTGTAGTCGTGGTTGTAGTTGTAGTTTCAGTTGTAGTTGTGCCACCTCCACTTGTTTCAGTAGTTGAAGTTGTCTGAGTTGTCCCCTCTCCAGCTGTCGCTTCTGTTTCTGTTTTTGGATTGGTTTGCGTAATTACGCCAGTGGTGCTACTTTCTGATATACTTTCCTGAAGAGTATCATATACAATAGCATGTGGGAAAGGAGCATGTGCTTCACCTGCCATTCTAATAGTCCTATCATATAGTTGATGATTTCCAGATCCTTTTGATGTGAAAGTAATTGCAATTCCTGCATTTGCATTAGATAGAGAAGTTGCGAGTTGAACTAAATTATCATCTACTTTTATGGTATAATACCTAGTTTCATTCTCAAGACCACCTATTGAAACATCACCAAAGTAAGTTACAACATCACCAGTTTCCTTAGTATGATTATCAATTCTTATTGAAGACTTAGGAACAGCATCGACAAATTCAAATTTTAAGAAACCATAATTATCACGACCAAATGTACTAACGTTTGGTTGTATTACTCTGAAGAATACATTTTCCTTTCTTGCTCCCTCTGGAATATCAATTTCAAAAACTTTTAGAGATCCATCATTATAATCACCTTCTTGAGGTGGAGTGTTAACTGGATTACTAGAATCTAAACTTAATATTGGAATAACTGTTCCAATTTCAGTAAGTATTGGATCACCAAAATTTTGATCAAAAGGTATATTTTCTAATCCACTATGACTACCTGGATCGTCTCCAACCCAATATTGTAAACGAATATCCTCAGATCCCACATTGTCTGGACGATGACCACCATTTCCTCCTTGAGATCTTAAACCAGTTCCTACTTTTGCATGAATTCTAAATTTTACAATATTTCGAGCATCTATTTTTTTTAATACTACATATCTTTCTCCTTTTCTGTTACCAAATCTTAAATAATCCTCACCATTAGGCATCTCAAATCCATTATTTTTTTCTGTATCAGTTATACTTAGAGCACCACTTGGCACAACTTGTACCCTTACCAAACCACCATTGTATATTCCAGGAAAATCTGTCCTTTCAGACTCACTTAACTGGTAGGTATCAATATCACCTGTCATAAGAAAAAGATCATCATTTTCAATTCTAATATCTGAAGATAAAAATCTATCTGTGATATCGTGAGGATGAGTAGGCCCAAAATATGGTTTACCGCTTACGTAACCGACTGGAGGAGTTGGCACTGAACTACCAGAACTAGGTGCAATTTCATTTCCAATAATTTTTGGTCGCAATGGATTGACTTGTGTTAGCGAATTATTTACAAGTTTTTCTCGAACTGACTGCTGTGCATTACCATGTTTCTCAATCGTATGTCTCAAGTAAGTAAACACAACAGTTACTTGTAAGAATGTGCTACCATCATATGATAGGGGAACTGCATTAATATTGACTGGAAACGTATCAATAAAATTATAAGTCAATAGTGGCATATTCTTAAATGTATTATTTCTATCATTTGGATTTTCTAAAAAATCTCTTTCAAATTTAGTAATTGATAATTTTCTTCGATAGTCATCTGGATATCTAAATCTTGAATATGTATTTCTCTCCTGATATGCTCCTAGTTGACTTGACGGTGATCCATCATATCTACCATTTGATTCATTATAAACTGGATTAATAAAATTCATCCACTCTTCAAGCATACGTAAAACATTATAATCATCGTCAATATAAAAGGTTAAATCAAATTCATTATATATTCTTCTAGTTGCGAATCTCTCTGTCATTCCTTGACGACTTCCTAATTCTTCAGAAATATTAAAGTTAGAACCTGGTAAAGATGCGGATGAACATAGAAAATCATACTTTTGATATGTTGAAGATGAGTCTTGAAATATACCGCAGTTAGTTAGATGTTGATATAACGCAACATTACTACCACTTATAGTTGAACTGACAAGATTCAACGATACTTTGAACTGACTTGAAATAGCCAGTTTCGAAAATATCGGACTTGCATTAGGTATACTTAAGTATAAATCCTCTGATCTTGTTGCCATCTAAATAGTTTTTAAATTGATCCTGTTAATATATGTATGTCATATAAAGGAAAA